ACCTTTCTACCTTTCTAGAGAGCTAACTAAAATACCCTCCGAAGAGGGTACTATGGGTTAGGTCACTTCACTCAAACTTGGCCAAGTAGATAGCAGATGAGTTAGAGATTCATGCGGCATTTCTAGAAGCCCAAGAGTTTCTAGTTTAGCTTTATTAACACAGAGTGCCTCAGTGCGTTGGCGAGATTCTTGAATTGCAGTATCAAGAACTTGCTTAACAGTCTTAGGAGGAGCAAGGCTCTGAGTTTTAGTAGATCCTAAATATGCCTCTGTCATACGACATAGTCCGTCATTAGTGTTAACCATATTATGCCACCTGCAAATCAACAATATCTGCGTAGACCTTACCTTCAGAGGTAGTACCTTTCTTACCTTCACGCAGCTTAGTTACTACGTTTGCAGTACAACCTTCAGCTTCTTTAATAATAGCGCCGATGGAAGTTGCATCTGTGAAGTGAGCTTGCAAAGATTTAGCTACCTTCTTGAATGCGCCAGCACCGTATTCATTATCCAACATATAAGATACATTGGTAGTTGCACCCTTAGCTGGAGGAGTTGCAGAAGGATCAGCAAGTTCGATAGTCTCTACCATTGTGAGTTTAATCTCAATAGCAGGATGAGCACCGATCTTCTTAGATGTGAAGTTCAGAACACATTGATGCAAACCAGGAGGAAAGGGAACAAACTCTGGCAAGTCTGCAATATCGTCGAGTTGTGTATCGAGCAAGGAATTGATGTCAACTGTAGAATTGTCTTGTGTCATGATGTTAATACCGAAAGTTAAATTTGATTGAAAGATTAAAGGGAGAGAGTTGAAATGAATTCATTTACTTTTTCATGTAATGCCTCCAAGGTTGAATCGTTAGTGATATGTGTGACATTATCTGCCACTGTGAAATGATTAGTTAGTGGAGCTTCGGAAGCGTGGCCAGGGATTCCAATATTACCATCTGCGCCTGGTCTTGTCAAGTGGATAAATCTTCCACCGTTACGACGCACATAATCTATCTCATTTGGAAAGCGTACATCTGGAATAATTACTGTATCGCCTTGAGATAATGGTTCCATTTCGTCATCGAGTTCTCCAATTAGAGAGCCATAATGACGCTTAATCCAGAAGTTATTTCCAATGTGAGGAATAAGTGCAGATATTTGTTCTCGGAAAATCTCAGTTCCTGCAAATTGCAGAATCTCTCTAGGAGATACGCCCCAGAAAGCAGACTTAGATTCTTTAGCTTCTGTAGTTAGATCATCATGCAAAGGTAATCCAAATGCCCAAGCCATAGAGTATTTAAGAGGCAATGCAAAAGGTAAGATGCAACAGTTATCTTCTCCAATTTCTGTAGCTAAGATATCTGCAACAGTATCTTTACCTGAGCGCGCTTTGCCGACTATCCCAATGAGTTTCAACTCAAGTTTTTCAGGAAGAATAAATTGATTGTGTGTGTGGATCATGATAGATTATACTTTCTTAAGAGCTGAGAGTTTAGAGAGAGAGCTTAGTGCATTTTGCGCGGGGGAAGGAGCTGCGCTTGTAGATTGTACAGCTGTACGAATACCTTTAAATATAGGAATAAGCGAGGGTTCCGCAGCAGTTTCTAAGATAGAAGATGTGCGAGAGCCTGTAAGAATATTCCCAGAATAAGTAGTAGAAGATGCAGCAATATGCTTACGATTCTTGATTTCACAGTAGATTACTTCATCAAAATACTTAGCTGTATTACGTGAGAATCTTGCAGTTCCAGCAGTAGGTACAAGTTTCTGTTTACCATCTTCCATTTCTACTTCTGTTTCGTGCGAGATACACACGATGTTGTAACGCGCTTGTTGCACTTGGGATAAGAAGGTATCCATGAGCTTACCGAGATTAGCCCAATCGTCGTAGTTAAGTTTGTAATCGTCTGGTTGATGCTTTGTAATGTGGGCAATTGCAGAGTTTGTAAGTTGAGTGAGGGAATCCACAACCACAACAGTGCTTGGAGGTAACTGGTTAAGATTAACAGTGACAAAAGATTTAGAATCTTTCTTACATAATGCACAAGATACCTTTCCATGCTCTTCACAAATATCTACTGGCGATCCCTTAATTACCTTTAGCATTGTTTCAATTGCAATAGGATAAACACGGGAATCTGGTAGAGAGATTAGTTCGATACGATCTTGTTGAGTTGAAGGAAGCTGACGTAATGTATCTACACCGTTTTCTAGATCGAACCAGAGAAGATCAAATTCAGCAGATAACTTACCTGCGAGAAATGATTTACCTGATTTCGGCGGACCGAATAGGAGAGCACGATGAGTAGTTGATGCAATAGATGCTGAGAGTTTCATGATGCCTTATCGAGTTGAGATTGAATGAGATCTTGCAATGTGAGTTTAAGAGTATAGTCTACTTTATCTTCTTCCTCCGCTGTACAAGGTTTAGTTAGAGCTTCTGTAGAGAGTTGACATGTATTAAGATACTCACACTCACGGAAGAATGAATAGCAAGACTCTCCGTGCATTGGATATACGCCTGCATCTTCATACAGTTTAATGAGTTCTATATCTAACATCACCTCTCTAATCCAGAGTGCTCTCTGTAGATAAGATTTAGGGAATCTCATAGGTGCGAACTCACCAGATTTAGTGGAATAGACTAGATACAAAACTTCGTAACTTGAATATCCGGGAGAGAGTACATCAAGCACAACAGAGTAGCCAATACCTTGAGAACTGTTTTTGTACGTAGCAGGGTTAACTGCTGCCGCTCCAGTAGTCTTGAGTTCGAGAATAATGATTTCTCGTGTAATCTTATGCACCAAGACCGCATCAACATATCCACGTAATCTAAAACCATCAGGAAAATCAATAGAGAAACTAAGTTCACAAGCAGGTTTTCCATCATGGTATAATAGTTCATAATCTTCTAATGCTCCAGAGTTACGGTAGGCTAAGAATCTTTGTGCTGCAATTACAGCTTGGAAAATTGATTTATTCTGTTTAGGATTCTCAGCTAGGAAGTCTGTATGCCAGCCTAGAAAGATGTTCCAGAGAATTTCTGATTCGCTCTTACCTGAGAGCGCATCTTGGATAGCTTGTCCAACAACGTGTCCGAAAGCAAATGTGATTCCTGATTCAAAGGACTCTTCTTTTCTTGCAGAACTTCTGAGTTTGTAGAGTTGGAACTTTCGTGGACAGCTATGTAATGTAAGGAATGAGGAATAAGATAACTGGCGAATACGATAGTCAATCTTTCCTTCATAGCCTGATTCTTTGAAAGGTACTCCTGTAGAGTTATCTGCTCTTGGAGGGATAAGTTCGGTATACAGAAACTTGTCCACTCCCATATCCGATGATAAAGTATCGAAGATGAATTCTTCGGAAGGCATGATATTATTTCCTGTATTAGCGGAGTATATATATCTGATCTGCCTATAGATTCTGGAGATAAGAGATAATCATGCAGAAGTTTATAGGAGGAAGGAGAAAGCCTTGCAAGATGGTAAGTCATTGCAAGGCTTTGATTTATATTCAGACTTTGTGACGATGTTGAATCATCCATAATGCTACTTCTCTATCTAGCATTGTAGGAGTACAGATACGTAAACCTAGTAGTTTGATATATAGGGAGGAAGGACGTAGATTCATTTCTATGAGTCTTTCTTAGAAAGCTGAGGCACCAAGAGATTTAATCTTCTTCGTTGCAGTGGCAGGAGCTTTAGTAATCTTCTCTGCAAAATCAATTCCCGTCGTAACTTTAAGGCCATTGACGATGACTGAGATTTCTTCCTCTGAAAGAAGAGTGATTTGTTCTGGGTACTTAAGAATAGTTGTGTGGATTTCACGCAGCAATCCTTTCATAGTTGGATGTTTATCTAAGATTGCATTTGATAGCGTAGCTACCTTTTCTCGCAGTTGAAATCCTTGATCTGGAATGCTCATAGTACTATCTTTCCTTTCGCGTCTACTGTTACATTGGAGGGAAGTTTCATATCTTTTGGATAATAGATTGATAGATGAAATGTAAGTGTGTTACCTGATCTGGAGATTGAGAGCCAGGAAGTCTTTGGTTCAATAGATACTTTAAATGGAATATCTAACCACTTACGTTTTTTAACAGCTTTGATTATGCGTGCGTGTAGATTCCTATTCACAACTACAGACTTAGTGTGATTAGGAGAAGATTTTATTGCGTCCCATATTGGATCATACATGCTCATAGGTCTATGTACTTACTAAGTTATCTTGTCCGTAGACAGACTGTTGATACAACTAGTCGATAACTTTCTAAGCCCTAGAAGATATTGCTTAGATATAGTAAGTGCATAGACCTATAAGAGTGGCTAGTTTATTATACAGTCATAGCCAGGACTGCGGGAATCTCTGTATTCTATATTACGTCTGCGTGTCCCGACATATAGAACCTAAATTGAATCACGTTAGTTACAGAGATATTAGCGCAGCTTACAGATTAGCAACCAATGCTTCCACATCGTTAGCTGCCAGATAAGAATCGCAACGGCGAACCAACAATTCCAAGATATCTGCAAACTGCTCTGCATTCTTGGTCTCTGTGTAGATAGCCAATTGTTCCTTCAGTTTCTGCAGAGAAGTCTTGTCGGACTTGATGATAACAAACTTCTTGACATAGACAACGGTTGCATTAGTGACAGCTTCAACAGTCTTATTGGTGAGAGCTGGCATAACTTCGATGTAGTCTTTAACAAAAGCATCCCACAATTCTTGAGGCAGTGCAGAAGAACGACGATCTTCTTTAGGCATATTCGCAATGAATGCCCAAGAAATCTTATCCAGAGGGAAGTTATCTTGTTTAATAGCTTCATTCTCAGATACCAATTCTTGTGCTTGAGCACGGATGGTATCATAGACTGCGTCCTGAAGAAGCTCTAACTGCTTTCCTCCAGCTTCCAGAATTGCAATGATACCTTCTACAGAAGGAACTGGGAGTTTCAAGTCTACAGTTTGACGCTTGTTGCCCAACTTATCTTTACGGAAACGGAAAGAGAAGTCTTTAACATCAGTGTTTTTGTCAAAGTTTGCAGAGACGGCTTGTGCAGTATTTTCCATGATTTAAATGTTCCTAGTTAGGATTGAGGAGAATTGGAAACTTTTGGGTGGAGTTTCCTAACCACTGGGAGAGATTATGCCATAGGCCGGGGGCAATGTCAAGGCCCTTTTCGAGTTATTTAGGAGAGTCTCCTTCAGTTACCCAAGCATAGCTTGTATTAGAATCTACTTTACCTTTAAAGAATTCTGCTTTCTCTTGCAAAGTATTACCTTTCACACGTTGTCCTTCAATACCTTTAATAAATGTATCAGGTTCACAGATTACATAGAGTTCTTCTCTAGCTCGCGTAATTGCTGTATATAGAAGCTCTCGTTGAATCATTGTGTTGTGAGATTGATGGAAACAGATAAATACTTTTCTCCACTCTGAGCCTTGAGATTTATGTACTGTAAGTGCATAACCTAAGATCATTGCATTTATATCTGCTGCCTTATCAATCTTAACTACCTGATCTGAATCTTGCATCTTAAGAGTAATTGTATGTGATGCTACTCTTACTCTATCGCCAGACTCTTCAGATTTAGCTACCTGAGAGAGTAGGAAATCTACATTATCATCTGATCGAACTGCGTTGTTAGGGTCTTCTTCGTGGCCATAATAGTTTAGAGTAGGTGAAGCAGGAGCATATACTGCACCTTGGTAGATAGGATTAGGCACAATATCAGTAATGATTGCATCTTCTTTATCATAGAGAACTTTATCTCCGATAGAGAAATGATGCTTATTGAATCCTGCAACTACCTGATGAACAATAGCTCCTCGCTTCTTTGCAAGATGCCCGGCAATCTCCTTATTAAGATCATCTGTACCAAATGCTTTATTGAATGGAATAAGAATGATATCTTCTTCTGGGTCATAAAGTCCTGCATCATAGGAGGAGCGGAAGAACAGAGAGGCAGTTTTAAGTGCATTGTAATGATCTATCTTCTTTTTCCATGGATGCAGAGTTAATTGATTAGGCACTTTCCAATCAGAGAGTTCTGAAGATGATATCGGTTTTGCAGATAAGATTCTATGCGCAAGACGAATAATTGGAGATTCGAGAGCCTGACGATAGACTTCAGTAAGTTCTACAGTTGGTAGAGAGGAGAGTTTAAATCCTAGAACTGCTGGGCCAAATACTGGTGGAAGTTGCTGAATATCTCCTAGGAAGATAAGCTGTGGATTATGTGGTAGAGCTGCGATTACCTCGCGGTATAAATCAAGACCTATCATTGAAGATTCTTCAAAGATAAGAGTGCGAATAGAAGATGGAAGAGGATTATTTGCATTTCTTGTAGGTTCAAAGGACATTTTGGTAACATACTCTCCTTTCTCATCACTCCAGATATCATTATATACTGGTGCATATTCAAGGAGTTTATGAATAGTTATACAATTAGTTTGCATATCTAAAGATACATTCTTGCGGATATTGTTAACTGCTCTACGGGTATAAGCACAGATTACAATACCTGGAGTATCTGAACTTAGGTGTTTATGCCCCTCAGATTGTAGAGTGCCTGCCCTGCCGGAAGATATAAGTCCAGAAGTAACTCCTTTCTGTACTGTAGTCTTACCAGTACCTGCTGCACCAATAAGAACACAAGAACGACCTGAGAGAGCTAAGGAGATAAATTCTTGTTGCTTGGTGTTATAGGTAATTGCATTACCATATTTATCTGTAGTTTGAGATAGAGATTCCTTTAAGGGAGAGATATCTTCTTTGGTTATTAGGATTGTCGATTCTTTAGGAATCTGTGGAATAGGTGGAGTGGTTTTCTGTGCTTCTCTCATCTTAGAGAGTAAGAGAGAGAGTCTATCTTTCGGGATAGATATTGTAGAGGTGTTCATGGTATATAGATTCCTTATAAGATGATTTGTTCAATGATTGCAAAACCGAAAGAGGAACAGAATGGTTTACGAAAAGATATTCTGAGTTGCCCATATATCTTATCTGGATCAATATCTCTCCAGTTGATGAGATAGATTGTGTCAGAATGCTCAACTGTTGTCAAGTCATTTTTGGCTTGTTTAAGAAGCCATGATGCAGACCAGTGGAGAAGATAATATGAGTCCAGGAGTTTAATATCTTCCTGAGAAAGGTGGAATTCTGTGGAGATATTAGATAGGAAAGTGGGGAATTTATTCATGATTTTAGATTCCCTCTGCTTCACAGATCAATAAGAGAAATGTATGTACTGTTTCGTACCACTCTTGAATGGATAGATATTTAGCTTCTGCATATTCGTTAATTCCTAGATAAGTATCTACCAAAGCCCAGTCTGTAGAATTTAACATTGATATTCCGGGAGCAGAATCTAGGAGCATTTCTTGGATTGTAGGTGATGCCATTTTATATTCCTTAAACTTTCTTAGCTTTCTGTGCAGCTGTATATCTCATCTTAGCTCTGAAATAAGCAAAATCAGATGGATACTCAGATCGCAACGGTGGATGATCTGGTGCTAGATCAATTAGATTCTTAAGATTAGCAGCTTCAGTAGATGTAGATTCAGAGAGAAGAACATAGGATGTAGAGATAAGGTCTTGATCTCCGAATCCTAAGAATGCTTTATGTTTCTCTAATGCACCTCTGAGAAGAGTAAATAAGGCATGAGAATAGATACCAGAACCAGCTGAGATATTATTTTCACAGTGTTCTATAAGATCTTCTAAATCTACTCTTGGAACTTGATAGATTGTATCGTTTCTAGATACTTTGGAAATGATAGTTTTCCAGTAATCTGCCATAGTTACGGGAAGAGAAGAGAAAGGAGATATGGTATTATAAGTAGGAAAGGATCCTGCTGTAGCTGCCCAGTTAGCTAATTGAGAAGCATATTCTGAGATAGGCTTATAAGGATTCTTAATGAGTCTTTCTAATGCTTCTTCCTTGGTACGGAGAGATCGTGATATCTCTTCATTTCTATATCCTTTAAGATAAGATGAAAATGAATCATTCCAATTTTCTATCCAGTATTCTATATTTGAGAGAGTACAAGTATCTGGATTTACAGAATAAGAAGGGAAAGCGACACGAGAAGATGATACAGAAGTTAGTTTATATACAACCTTGGAAAGAGCTTCCATATGTTGAGAAACTAGAGAAGCAGTATCTTCAGTCTGTTTAACTGGCACTCTGAATTCCACAAGATCGGAAGAATTCAGAAGAGCTAGGAAAAGAAGATATGAATCTGTAGGAGTAAGAGACCCAGTAGACCATTTACCTAGATAAGAGAGTAGTTTCTTCTGAGGTATATTGAATACTGGATGTACTATTGGATAAGATTTAGAGTCTAGAACACCTGGAAAGTATTCTACATTGAATGAGAGGCCAGATATGGCACAGAGGCATTTCATGATTAGATTCGTCCTTTGAAAAAGGTGGAGAGAAAGATAGATTCTTTTAGATTCCTGAATTGAGATAGATTCTTGCTTGCGCTAATTCATTCTCGGAGAATTCTTTTCTTATCTTCTTTCCTTCCATAGAGAATCCTTTGATTACGAAAGTTCCGTATTCATAAGTTAGATATACCTC